CAATATCTGATGGTACGATATTGAACAATGCTGAAACTGGTGTATTGACAAACGGAGCACTAAGTAGTGGTTCAGTTCATAATTTAAGATATGAAGTTTCAAACACTAATTTCAAAAAAGGTACATTCACTCTTGCAATTAGACGAGGTGATGATACTGCAAAAAGAAAACAAACTGTTGAAACATTTACAGGTGTGAATCTTGACCCTAATTCACCAAATTATATTGGTAAAAGAGTTGGTGACCAAAGACAAACATTTAGAACAGATGGTTCAACTGCTTATTTACAATTAAGTGGTTCATATGCAAATAAATCTCAATTCGTAACTGTACATAGTATAGAAAACACTGTTGATTATTTAGATGAAAATGGAAATGTTAGAGTTCCTGCAGCTTCTGCTTCTTTACCAGCAAATGGTAGTGGTTCAAAAAATGGTGGATTTGAAGGTGGTTTAGTTGGACGAAGTGGTTTTGATGCNTTGGGTGGACAATTTGGAAGTTTTACAAACAAAGTTAATTTCTATGATGAAATAACAACATCTACTAATACACAAGGTTATGATTTATCAGACCTTACAAATGCTAATGGTGGAAGTGCATATTCAGAAGCATTGGATTTATTATCAAATCAAGATGAATATGATATTAATTTAATCCTAATGCCTGGTGTAATTGATAAATTACATAATGCAGTAACTGCAAAAGCTATAGATGTATGTGAGACTCGTGGTGATTGTTTTGCAATTATAGATCCTGTTGAATATGGTTTAAATATCTCGGATGCTACCACAAGAGCTGAAGCAGTTGATTCAAACTTTGCAGCTATGTATTGGCCATGGGTTAAAGTACAAGATTCACAAGTTGCTGGAACTCAAAGATGGGTGCCACCATCAGTTGTATTGGGTGGTATATATGCATTTAACGATAGAGTTGCTCACCCGTGGTTCGCTCCTGCTGGATTGAATCGTGGTGGAATCACAACTGCTATTCAAGCTGAAAGAAAACTAACTCAAGGAAATAGAGATACATTGTATGATTCAAATGTTAATCCAATAGCAACATTCCCTGGACAAGGGGTGACTGTATTTGGACAAAAAACATTACAGAAAAAATCAAGTGCTCTTGATAGAATCAATGTAAGACGATTATTAATCAGAGTTAAGAAGTTTATCGCATCATCTTCAAGATTCCTTGTATTTGAACAAAATACAGCGGCAACAAGAAGAAGGTTTATGGGAATTGTAAATCCATTCTTAGAAAATGTACAAGCTCAAAGTGGTTTAAGTGCATTTAGAGTAGTGATGGATGAAACGAATAACACACCTGATACAATTGATAGAAATCAATTAGTCGGACAATTATTCTTACAACCTACAAGAACTGCTGAGTTTATTGTATTAGACTTTACTGTTCAACCTACAGGTGCTGCTTTTCCAGAGTAATAGTTAGTTAAATAAACTAAATTAAAGGGATTTATTTAAATATAAATCCCTTTTTTTTATAAATTTTAATATTTATATATGAAAGTAAAGGTTTAAGTATTTAATAGGAGAAATTCAATGGCTGAATTATTAGAACCACAAGATATAATGTTTACCCCTTTTGAGCCAAAGCTCAAAAATAGATTTATTATGCAAATAGATGGTATCAATGCTTATTTAATTAAAGCAATGAATCGTCCTCAAATTGATTCAGATGAGGTAGTATTAGAACATATGAATGTAACAAGATATGTTAAAGGTAAGTCAAGATGGCAACCTTTAGATATTACTTTATATGATCCAGTTGTTCCATCAGCTTCACAACAAGTAATTGAGTGGATTAGATTACACCACGAATCAGTAACTGGTAGAGATGGATATTCTGATTTTTACAAGAAAAATATTACATTTAATGTTTTAGGTCCTGTAGGTGATGTAGTTGAGGAGTGGGAACTAAAAGGTGCTTATATCCAAAGTGCTAATTTTGGTGATTTAGCGTTTGATGCTTCAGACCCTGTTGAAATCACTTTAACACTAAGATATGATTACGCAATACTTAAATTCTAATAAAATACTTAACTAAAATATGAGAAAACCCCCAATATAGAAGAAATATTGAGGGTTTTTTTATTTTATATATATTTATATATGGAGATTACGATGAAAACAACATTTGATGAAATAATAGACATAGTTTTAGACCACGAAGGTGGTTATGTAAATGACCCAGATGATGCAGGTGGTGAAACCAAATATGGAATCGCTAAAAGATGGTATCCTAATGTGGACATTAAAAATCTTACCAAAGAACAAGCTAAAAAAATATATCATACAGACTATTGGAGACGAGGTAAGTGTGATGATGTTCCCCCACAATTAAGACATATATACTTTGATATGTGTGTTAATTTTGGTAGAAGAGGAGCTGTTAAAGTTTTACAACAGGCTGCTAATTCTAAGAGTAGAAACAAAATTGAAGTAGATGGTGGAATAGGACCAGCTACAATAAATGCTATACAGAAAATAAGTGTAGATGTAGTAAGAGCATATCGTGTGTTACGATTTGCAAATATAGTTATAGACAAACCAAATCAAGAGAAATTTTGGTTAGGTTGGTTTAGACGAGCAATAGAAGTTTAATTAAGTTATAGGAGACAAAAATGTCAACAGATAAATTATACAATGATATAAAAGAATTATTTGAACAATTTGAAGAAAATCATTCAGTATTTTCAGAAAAAGGTACGAAAGCAGCTGGTGGTAGAGCTAGAAAAGCTATCGGTGAAATTAAAAAATTAGTTACAGGTTATAGACAAGCATCTGTTTCCGAATCAAAATCATAATCGGAGGTTATAAATGTCAGATAATAAATTCCCAAGTGAAGTAATTGATTTACCAAGTGAAGGTAGATTATATCCAAAAGACCATCCATTAAAAGATGGAAAGATAGAAATCAAATATATGACTGCAAAAGAAGAAGATATTCTTACTTCTCAGAATCTTATAAAAAAAGGTTTAGTGGTTGATAAATTATTAGATTCATTAATATTAACACAAGGTGTGAAATCAGATGATTTAATACTTGGTGACAAAAATGCTGTGATGGTTGCAGCTAGAATATTAGCATATGGACCTGAATATACTTGTCAAGTAACACATCCAACAACAGGAGGAGTGTCAACTCAAATATTTAATTTAGCTGAGTGTCCATTTAAAAAATTACCAAAAGATGCTAAAGAAAATTTATTTGAAGTAACACTACCAATATCAAAAAGAAAAATTAAATTCAGTTTACTTACAGGTAAGGATGAAAGATTAATTGATGAAGAGTTAAAAGCTTCTAAAAAAGTTGGTGCTGTTGCTCCTGAATTAACCACAAGATTAAGATATTTAATCAAAGAAGTTGATGGTGATAATTCTCAATCAGTAATTAATGAAATATCTCAAAACATTCTATCAAGAGATTCAATGCATTTAAGAGAAGAAATCAAAAAAGTAACTCCAGATATTATAATGGAGCAAGAAATAGATTTAGGAGGTGAGTCCGTCAAGGTAGATATACCAATGACGGTTAACTTTTTTTGGCCTAATTCCTGAAGATAAACCAAAACTTCACGAACAAATATTTCAATTAATGTATTATGGAGAGGGATTCAATCACTCTGATTTATACGAAATGCCTGTATATTTAAGAAATTTTTATTATGAAAAACTTCTTGATACTCGTAAAAAAGAAAACGAAGAAATAAAAAAAGCTAATCAAAAAACCAAATCATCAAATTCAAGATTTAAAACATAATTTTTAACAAATCTGATATTTATATATGAATAGATACATCTAAATAGGAGAGTATTGTGTCAAAGAAAAAATCATATATGAATCATAAAAGCGTTTTGTTAGAAAACAAATTACTTAATGCATTCAAGTTTTTAGTTGGATTAAATCAATTAAAAAAACAAAAACTTTCTTCAAAAGAAAAACAAGCCTTAAAAAACCCAAAAATTCAAAAATTAGTTAAAGGATTCTATAAAGACATAGAAAAAGCTAACAAACTTGGTGATGAGGTTTTAGCAGACTTAAAAAAACAAGGCTATGATATAGAGGACTAAAATGGCGTTAAGTACAAAAGAACAAACCAAATTAAATAAAGCTTTAGCGGATTATAATAGGCTGCAAGAACAAGCTATTAAAAATGGTAGACTTGGTTCAAAACAACAAGAAGAGTTTATTAAAAATCAAGGAATCATAAATAAATTAACAGAGCGTCAAGAAAATAAGTCTTCACAAAGTTACAAAGATATAAGTAAAACCCTTACAGATATAGGAAAGAAACAAAGATTAAATAATATAAGTGGTAAAGATGGTTTGGGTTTACAAAAAGATGTTTTTGGAACTTTACAAAAACAAGTAAAAGGAACTAAAAACTTAGTCGCTTCTGGTAAAATAACTAATACTTTAGCAGATAAATTAAATGACATTAGTGGTGGCATAGTCAGTGGTGCACATGATTTAACAGGTATTAAACAAACTCAATTAGAATTAGATGACGAAATAGCTAAAACAACAGATGAAACAGTTAAAAAGAATTTAAATGGTTATAAAAATACTTTAAATGCTGAAGCAAAAAGATTACAGGTAAACAAAGGAATTGAAGGTGCGGTATCCGCTACAGATTCATTGATGGGTGGAATGGGTAGTACGATTAAAGGTTTTATAACCAATCCATTAACCATTGCTTTTGCTGCATTAATGCAATTCGGTGCAACTCAAGAAGCTATAGCTGGACAATTCGGTGCTATGGGTGTAACGGATTTTAGACAAGACCTTGTAAAGTCACAAACAGAATTTACAAAACTTGGTTTATCAGCTGAAGACGCGGCTAAAGCAACATCGGATTTAGCAAATAATTTTGGAGTTGCATTTGATGAAGCTGATGAATTATCCAGAAGTGTTGCTAGAATAGCAAAAACAACTGGTATGTCAGTAGATGAAAGTACAAAGTTAGTTGGTTTATTTACACAAACACAAGGGTTGACTGGAGAACAGGCAGAAAATTTATTATTATCAACGCGACAATTAGCTAAAGCTAACAATGTTGCACCCGACCAAGTATTAAAAGATGTTGCAGCTAACACTGAATTATTCGCTAAATTCTCAGCTGATGGTGGGAAGAATATTTTAGAAGCAGCTGTTCAAGCTAGAAAACTTGGATTAAGTTTAGATTCAGTTGCAAAAGTAGCTGATGGATTATTGAATTTCCAAGAATCATTAAATGCTGAAATAACAGCTTCTGTGATGATTGGTAGACAATTGAATTTACAAAAAGCTAGAGAATTAGCACTAAATAATGATGTAAAAGGTGCTATGGAAGAAGTGGTTAAACAAGTTGGAAGTGAAGCTGAATTTAATAAATTGAATGCATTGGAAAGAAAAGCTTTAGCTGATGCTGTTGGACTAGAAGCATCAGAATTACAAAAAGTGGTTTCTGCACAAAAGGAACAAAAAACTTTAACGGGTGAGATAAGTAGATTAACATCAGCGATTGAAATACCAGAAGATACAATGACTGCGGTAGCTAGTTTAGTTGCTGATTTTAAAACCATTGGTATTCAATTAGCTGAATCAATTGGTCCGACATTAAATAGCTTTCTTGGTTTAGTTGGTGGACTTGCTGGATTCTTACAACAAATTGGTATGTTAGGTCCAACATTAGTTGGTATATTTGCAGCTATGAAAGTTAACGCAGTAGCTACTGCAATAGCTGCAAGAAAGGGAATGTTTGCCAGTATTGCTGGAGCTGCAGTTAAAAGTCCTATTAAAGCAGCTGCAGGTGCACTTGTCGCTGGAGCAATTATTTCAAAATTTGGGTCTATGATTGCGAATGTTGCGGATGTTGGAGATTTATCTATATCACAAGGTAAAACAATGGTAACAACGGCTGAAGGTGGAATGTTTAGATTAAGTCCAAATGATGATTTAATAGCTGCGCCAGGTATAGCCGGTGCTGTAGGGGGTGGAGCTCCACCACAATTCTCAGCAACATTGGAAAGCACAATTAGTGGTTTAAGACAAGATATGCAAGCGATGAGAAAAGATAATGAATCTTACTTTGGATTTGGTGGTTCAGTTTCTGCAGATATTGGAACTAAAGTAGAATCCAAAATAGTGTCAAACTTAAAATAATGAGAATATAAATGAGTTTACTGAAATTAAAAAGTATATTTCAAGAAGAAGCTGAATTAAGAACAGAGGACTTCATTGACCAAAGACCTCAACATTCAAATGATTCAAGGTTTGAATTTAATGTTCCTGTTGTGGGTATGGATTTTGCTAACAAGACATCTGTGAATCCAATATTGGATAGTCTTTTACTTCCACAATCATCTTTGATAAATTTTCAACAAACAACATATGATTCAAGAGTTCCAAAAAATGATGGTATAAAAATATCAAATATAAATTCATATAAAGGAAGTTCTTTAGATAACTCAGGTGCCGATAATTTATTTACAAATACAGCTAATCTTGGAACGGATTTAAGTTTATCAGGTGGTTTTGAGGCTTTATACACACATGACCACAAGCCTCTTCCAATATCATCCACACCAGACCCGAACAATCCATTTCAACCATTTAACTATGGTTCAAATGTTGATAGAGGAAAATTAGATATAAGGGCAAACAATGCTCAATTTAATTTATTTAGTCCATCAAGAACACCATTGGTTGGAGCTGGCGCTTTCTTAGGATTGACAAATGATTTTGCAGGTGAACCATACATCGTTAGTCCAATTGGTAGTGTGGGTAGAGCTCTAAATTCAAGTTTTCCAGAAATAGTTGCTGCTGATGCTACACGAATTGGAAAGTTTTTATCATCACCACAAGGTGCCGATTTCATTTTGCAGCAAAACTTTTTAGGTGGTAATACAAAAGTTCAGTTTCCAATAGTTAGACAAGCAAATCCAACAACTGGACTTAATCCAGGTCCTGATGCTAATAAATTTATCAGTATTGGTGTGGGTCAAAGTAATTTAAGATTTGGAAGAGAGTATTCTCCACTTTCAACTCTCAAAACAATTACACAGGGACAATTTGGGTCTCTTTTTAATAGAGCTACACCACCTTTTGGTACTCTTGGTTTATCAAATAAAACATATCCTGAATTTACATTTGACACTTTAACCACTGAGGAAGGATTATCTTATGCTAGTGCAGGTGGTGATGTAACTCACGACATAAATAAAACATTTGGTGCACCATCCTTACCATCTGAACCATTACAACTTTCTCTTGATAGTTTTATTGGTGGAGCTACACCACAAGAACTTAGAACAGGTGAAGAGGTAACAGGTGATAAGATGACTTTAGCAAAAATGATTAAAGGTACTGAGTTAGCTATTGCTGATGTTAATACTNGGGCTGTTGGGTATGAAGATGAATTTTATGTTACCCAATTAGGTTTACTTCTTGACTCAAAAAAAGATGGAATGCCATTTTACTTTAAAGATTTAAGAACTGACACTTATATATTTTTCAGAGCATACATTGAGGGGTTGACAGAAAACATCTCACCATCTTGGTCTGAAACAAATTATGTTGGAAGAAGTGAACCCGTTTATGTGTATGAAAGAGCTACAAGAGATATTTCTTTTAATCTAAAGTTAGCAGCACAAACAAGGTCGGAGTTAACATCAATATATCAAAAATTAAATAGACTAACATCACTTGCATATCCACAATATGATAATGATAATTATTTGGGTGGTAATAAGGTAAGAATGAAACCACCATTAACTAAATTTAGATTAGGTGATTTGTATGGAAAAACAAATGATGAAATGTTAGGATTTATAAAATCTATTTCTTATACGATAGATAATTCTTCACCTTATGAAATAGAAGCTCCATCAAGAGTTCCACATCATATAAATGTAGCTTTAACATATCAAGTAATTCATGGAACAGTTCCAAGTCTTGATACTAAATTCTATGGATATGTTCCTGAAATATCACCGACTGGAGGAACTAATAATGTCTAGATATGATGAAACAAATATAAAAAAAAATCAAAAAACAAATAAATCTTATTACAATACAACGATTTATAAAAAAGTACCTGAAAGAAATGATGATTTGTATTTCATTTCAACAGAAGGTGATAGATGTGATAATTTAGCAAATAGGTTTTACAATGATTCAACACTTTGGTGGTTCATCGCTAGAGTGAATAATTTAACTACAAACAACATACCAGCCGGAACATCATTGAGAATACCTGTATCATCTAAAGACGCACGAGGTTTTTAAAATGCCTATAAACAATAGAGTATTTGGTTCTGATATTCCAATTAAGGTTAAGAAAACACTTGAAGCTAGACAATTAGCAGCTGAGAAAACTCGTAATCCAAATGAACAAATAAACCCATCAAAATATCCTGATGATAGAGAAGATTATTATAATTATGGTGAATTATTAGATAATGAATTTGGGGGTTTAGCAGATTTATCATCAAGAACACCATTTATTCGTATGTGGACTGGTGTTCAAACAGGTATTTATGAGGG